GTTGAAACTTGCAGCCTTTTCCTAGAAGCGCTCCCTGAAACGATTGTCAATCTCCAGTGGAGACTGTTCGCAGTCATGATTATCTCAATTGTCTGGACTCCCGCAGTTGCAGGCATATTGGTCCTGTGGGGCTCTAATTCCTGGGAGGTCGGTGCGCACATCGAGGTTCCTGATCTAGACTATAGGTCAGCCGAGTCAGATGGTGCATCTATGTACCGCCGGAAGCCCCACTTGTACGTCATTGCCAGGGGTGGTCCCCTTCGTCGACGGTTTGTGCGACCGCAAGTTGTGTCAGCAACATTGTTCAACGAGTTGAATAATGTCACCAACATTGCAGAACCGATCGAAATAACCACAGTAAATAGTCGAGTGTTGAGGATGCACAAGCTCAACATTCCTAATTGCTGTATTGTCGTTAATGGGAAAACAGTTGATCTTACCTGTGTGGTGGCAGACACTGTCACACTCTTCTGTGAGTACCATCGATGCCGACAGGCATCGTTAAACTAATTGTCCCAACGCCTTGCAAGCATCGGACTGTCGCTTTTGGTTATTATGTGAATGAAGTTCCTTTACCTCCTCGACAGCCGATTAAAGACGATCTCCGCGTTGTATATAAGTCCGAACGTTTCGAAAGAGTTTATATGCAAGTGTCGTTGGGTCCTGTAGTAGATTGCGCAGCGCTGCCCATGGCTGACATCCGTGACGTGAGGAACGTCGTCGCAGCCGTGGAGCAGAGGATCGGGAGGCGGGTGCCTGTGGCTTCAGCAATTCGTATTCGGCAGCTGAGGTCATTTGTACGCAGATGGCTCCGCAAGAATCTCAAACCACTTACAGAAGTGGGTAGTGTTGAAGAATGGCTAAGCGAAACTAATTATAGTGAAGCGCGTAAACGCGAACTCCGTAACGCAGCTGTCGCAGCCATAGTGGACAAACACCTACACTGTAAGAGTTTTCTGAAGACGGAAACGTATGATAAGTATAAGTTTCCGCGTGCAATCAATAGCAGGACAGATGCATTTAAGGTGGCGACTGGGCCATTCTTTCATGCTGTGGAAAAGCAGTTGTTTAAGCTGCCATATTTTGTGAAGTATGTGCCTGTCGCAGATAGAGGCAACTTCATAATGTCGCGGCTCGCAAAGTGGAAAAGCTATTTTTGCTCTGACTACACAGCCTTTGAGACACACATGGTGCCAGAGGTTATCAAGACAGTAGAATGGCAATTATATGCGTATATGGCGACTGGTTTACCAGGCGCCGCTTCACTTCGCGGACTACTGCTGAAAGCATTATGCGGTAAGAACGTGTGTCATTTTAGAGGAGTCAAAGCTGAGGTGGAGGGTACGCGCATGTCAGGCGATATGTGCACCTCCCTTGGTAATGGCTTCACTAATCTCATGATAGTGCTTTTTGTATGTTCACTACACCACATTCCAGTGGATGGCGTCGTCGAAGGCGATGACGGCATTTTTGGCACAAACAGTCGAGTCCCCCTCGCCAGCTACTTCGAGGAGATGGGATTCACAATTAAGATCGAAGGTCATCAACAGCTGAGTGAATCGGGATTTTGTCAGATGTACTTCGATCCTGAGACTGGTGCAAACGTAGTGGACCCGGCCAAACTTCTGTGCAAATTTGGCTGGTCGCATAGCACGATGCGCTATGGCGGTGATAGGATATTGAGGGGTTTGCTGAGAGCGAAGGCATTCTCACTTTCGTGTGAGCTCCCCAACTGTCCCATTGCTGCATCATTGGCGCGTTATGCTATGCGATTAGCTGGCGCTGGTCCCATGATATGGGACGATGGACGCAAGCGAAATTATTGGGAAGCTTATTTATGTCAGTTCCCACGACCATTCGGCAGGGTTAGTATGTCATCCAGGCTGTTGGTCGAGCGCCTGTTTGGGATGCCTGTCTGTGATCAACTTGCTATAGAACACTACATTGATAGTCTGAATTCTGGCGAGCTGTGCAGCGATTTGATCCGATCGTATATGCACAACACATGGGTTGATTATCGAATGCGCTACGGCGCTCGTTTCAGACAGGGGCAGGCGTGTAATTTTTAACGGAAACATATATTGGGTCCCGCTGCAGTGATAGCCCAAAACGGTGTCTTTCGACTTAATAATTCCGTGCTAAACAAAATGCCGAGAGACTGCACGGCGCTCCCACGATGGTGGTTTGCGCGGGATGTACAGTCCACTGACTCTGGTGGAGCCAATACAAGAGGTGAACGCTATTGGCGAGTATAAAGCGTGTGATACAATGCCACGTCGAAAGAGAATGAGCTCCCGCCCTAATCGTAGGGTTATGAGGGGGCAAGGAAACTTCTGGGA